CCGGCTATCGTATGAATATCGCAGGCCGCACAAATCAACTTCAAGGTCGTCGTTGTCAGGGATGCTGGAACTATTTCCATCCAACCATTCCTTCATCAATCCCCACATTTCCGAACGCTTATTTATATATTTATCTTTATCTATCGCATCGCTGCCGAAGTTAACGCCTCGAACGCAACCGCGATATCCAAGCTCGTACAGTCGATCTACCACTCCGGCACCAATCCCACCTTCATCAATGAACACCGCTGCAGGATCGTATCGCTGAATCAATCGCAACACGGCACCTGCTACAGCCATGGTATCTTTACCTTTCAGTTTATCTAATCGTTCAGCTTCCCGACCCTGGCGAATGTATATCGACGTGCTGTCATTACCGAACCGAGCTGGATCAACACCAATTATCTTTGGCGCTGAGTTATCTGTGATAGCTTTAAGCTTCCTGGCACGCTGTACGTTACGTGAATCAATCAGCGACTTGTCGTCTGATACTGAAAACGCTTCTGCCGGTGAGCTTGGGTATTCTCTTTGAAATAACCGGATATCTCCGCTCATCTCGTTAATCTTGTAGCGTCTCCACATCATCTGACGTTCGTCAAGATTGTGTATATCACCGTACTCAATGTCGTCGTCGGTCAGCTCTACACCATCGTGACGATACTCAGGTTGCCAGAACCATGGAACAAATATCGATTGCCAGCCGCCGTCACCAGCTACGCCTTGCTTCCACACTTCATGGAACACGTTGCCGATACCATTGGCAGTCGACTCAAATATGATCTCGGTGCCTTTTTCAAGCGGAATAGTCTGCATGATCCCCGCCAAATGATCCTCAGCAGCAGGCCAGTAAGCGACTTCCGAACCGTGAAATATTTGAGCAGTTGACGATCGTCCCGCACCCTTGTTACCGGCAGTAGCCACAGAAAAGCTGCTATCCAATCCAGCGAACATCATTTCCTTAGCGTTCGATGCGCCGAGCTTAGGTTTCAATTCTTCCGGGTAATGCTCATAGTAACGCTGAGTCATGCCGAACAAGTTATCCGTAGCGGTCTGTTCGTGTGTCAGGATAAACGCTTTGATACCGAAGTTGGTCGCAGTCTTTTGAAAGAATCTACCTTCAACGTAAGTGCTGCATCCTTGTTGTCGACCCTTCAAGATCACCGCACGAACCATTCCGGCCTCTTCGCGCTGACGTTCTAAACAGTCGTGAATATATTCTTGCGCCCGGTTAAGTGTGAACGGTACGATACCACCAGCTTTATTCTTAACCTTCAGGCAACGTGGCGCAAACTCTCGGAAGTCGTCGATCCACTTATATTGTTCATACATTTCTAAATTTTTTCAAGAAGTCCTCAACGCCACCTTGCGTAGTGTCGGTATCTATTTTGTTCACTTTTCTTTCGAGATCAATAATCGTCTTAACCGTTTCAGTCAACTTCTTCATGTTATCCACACGGCCTGAGAAGTCTGCAACCTTATTGAACCGTCGCTGCATTGCATCACTATTATTGGAAGCTAGTATCTCTGACAACTTGACGTATTCGTCAACACTCTCAGTTTGATCTTTAAGTTCTTCAAATAATCTCAGCGCAATACCTTTAATTCCCCTAACTTCTTTGCACTGAGCTATCTGTATACCCGCGCTTTTATTAGCGTTGGCGTCGATTATGTCCGCTTCTGTCGCATCTGCGTACTCCGCGCGTACAGCTTCTCTGCGTACAATCTCATCAGCCTTACTCTCTATCTTAGCTGACAGATCTTTTACCCAACCTTCTTTCTTAGCCTTTTTACGTACACCGCCTTCAGTACATCCGTGTTTTCTCGCTATGTCGCGATTGGATAATATCCCAGGGCGATAGTCAGCTTCTACAGCTAACCAATCTACTATCTTCATCCTATCGCCTTCCACGCTGCAATGATTGCCGTAATCCCAACCGCTAGGCCGACGATAGTAGCCCACAGCATCTTGTTAAATGTCCACGCTTTACCTGCATTGGACCAGAAGTCTATTACCGGCTGACCACCATCCACTTTGGACGATAACTTCGTTACTGTAATATTCAAGTCGGTTACGGCTTTTGCCAGAAGTATGTTTGACTCTGTGAGGTGATTCATTGCATCATCTGAACGCTTGCGATGTTCTTTGCCTACTTCGTGCAACCGATCACATTCTTGTCGGTGTTCTTCTAGACTGGCAACTTTCTCGGCAATTATGTTTAACATACTCAGATGCTCATTAGTGAATTCGACAGGGTTCCCCATATCAGTTTACCCCCATCTTGTGACTATCCGTGTGACAAAAGTCACAATGTTTGTACGGAGTGCCCATCACTGACCTTGCTCCAAAAGTATAAATGAAAAAAGCCCGACCAATTTCTTGGGCGAGCTTCGGTATCTTAGGGTTTTAATGGTATCAGTGTTACTAACTACCTGTCAACTAATTTATCCAACGTATACCAGAATTTTGGCTTCGTGTTCAACTCAAGATCAAAAGTGTCGCATCCATGTATCAACCTCATCTCACTTAGCTTCGTCTCCAATCCACTCATCGCCTGATAATGCACCCCATCCATTGCGTCGTATACTTTCTTCTCAATCACCTTAACATCACGAGTCTGACAACGCAACGCTTCGCGCATCTGCCGCTTAGTAACCGTATCGCCGACGTAAGCACGCACGACGCAGCGGATGTCGCGACGGTTCGTACCGTCTATCGCATGACGGATGTTGCCCATGACTCGCTCAATGATATCGTCAACTTTGGACTGGAAGAAATACTTGGCTTGGATGTACTGTACGCAAACCGGATCCTTGATGTCCGCTGCGTACTTGATGATAGTGTCGGCTTGTTGCTGTGCTTCCTGGGGTGACAATCCCCGAAGCAGATCGTTTGTTGTGGATGGAGTCGGCTTACCGCACATGTGATTGACAGAGCTACCGTCGATGATCAACGTACATTTGATTTTTGCTGCCCACTTCAACGCACTATCGGCTGACTGGAACACTAGAACCCCCTACAGATTAACGGAATCATACCAAGGTTGCGATATTTTGACTCAACCTATACCCTAACCAGCCTGACTACTTCCGACGCGTTCAAATCGCTTAATTTCGCGTTTATCGCATCAGTAATTCCCTGTTGCTTATCCGTGTTCAAATACTTCATAGGGATTATATCATCAGCCTGCCATCCGTCGTTACCTTTTACCAGAACCGCCGCACAGACCGTGTCAGCCACAATGCAAGCGATGAGTTTCTTTCCGAGACGTTTAAATTCCATGATTTCTCCTTTTAACCAACAACTGAGCGTGCTGGGCTTGATACCAGCTATAAGCGCCATTTCTAGCTACCACTTGACAGATTTATCAGGAATCCCGCTACCGCTTCACACACCGTTAGAGAGATACTTAGTGTGCACCCTTGTGTCGACTGCTCTCCCAGTGCGCTGTCATTGTCATCTCAGCGTGTCCTTCCACGCCGACGCTCAGTTGTTGGCACTCTCGACCAGACTCCGGAACATGGTCGTATCTTCGGTAACAAATATCGAGAGTGAGATCGTATAGTAACGAAGCTGTCATCAGTTGTCAAGACTTTTCGTAATGCCCCGTTACTCTCTAAGCCTGGCGCGGCTTTGCTGGATTTCACAGTGCTGGGGTAGTCCGGGCTTTCCCGGGGTGGGGTACTCTAACCCCTTGTTTCTTATTCTCTATTACTCTATATACCCTGTAATACCCCTAATAATACAACATCCATAGCACCTAATATGTTGCATGTAGTACAATATATAATAGTATGTATGTATAGTACATACTACATACATGTTACATTAATTAATTGCTGTACCTAAAAAAACCTTAGAGGATGTGAAAACCGTGTATTTTTTTGACGTGTCGGGGTAAACCGCATGGATAGTAGGTTTCAGAGTACCCTTTATTTTCACGCATTGGGGTAATATATCAATATTGACACCCATGATATAAACAGCGTACAATAAATTTTTAAACGTGGATGTTATTATGATTAAATATAAATTTTACGATCCTGGTTTGATGCAGAATTCTAGCGTTCCATGGAATCCTGAAGAAGCTATTTCTCTAGGATATACTAGATGGATGGATATCAACGGATGCGCCGAGTGCAATAAACGAGGGCGTCCTCGCGGTAAA